TCTTAGAAATTTCATTGATTTCTTGAGACTTGTTGTTTCTGGCTAAGTCAACGTAGTCTTCGTCTAGTTGGAAATCTTGATTAAGAATTTCGAAGTCCACATCAATTTCATCAGCAAAACCAAGATTTCCATCATGGAAATCCTTATACCACGAACAATACTTCTTACTTAAACTCTTGATAACACCTAAACTAATAGGTCGTTTATGCCTTGGATCATTTAAAAATGCATCATGCCTTGGATTTAAAGACATAATTTCTACAGTAGCTCCAGATTCACAAACCCTGTAAATTTCTTTAATTAGATTTGCAAATCCTTCGCCAATATATTCCAACACATACTTGGCAACAACATGACTTACACTATTATCCTTAAAAGGCAATTTGCCCTTTTCAAGATCCAGAACCTTGTCTGGTTCAACTTTAGGATTGATATCAATATTTAAAAAACCATCTAGTTTTTTAAATCCACAACCAAGATTAAGTTTTTGCATACATAATTATATGCAAAAGGAAAATTATGCTAAAAAATTCTGATTATTATAGAGGCTTTATGGAAGGAGATTTGGTCATGCTCCTTCCTGCACTTTTTTGTTTCGTTTGTATGATATTATTTATGTTATTTTGAACACCCATTTTTTCTTGCCACAGTCCCAAATTCTAACCAATCCCTTTTCAAGACAAATTTCCCTTTCAGTTCTCAATTCGCCTTTTAACTTTCTTTGAGATTGTTTGGATCGCCTTTTACATTTCTTCGTTATGTCCACGTAGGAATAATCTGGCTTACCATCATCTATCAAATCAAATCCTAATTTTCTGTAGACACCTCCAGCACTCCATCTGTTGTCACTCCATGAGCCTATAGTGGAAAATCCATTTTCTTTTGCCCATAAAATACAAGCTTTAAACAACTTAGAACTTCCACCAATAACACTGATATCGTCTTTAAAACAAAGTCTATCAAGAATTAGCTCTTGGCCATGTCTATGATGTTTGCCTAAAGAAATTCCTCCGATCATTTCGCCATTATGAAATAAACCATAACAAATAACTGCTAGTTTGTTTGCACCTTGAATGTGGTATGCATGACAAAATGCTTGAAATTCTAATTTTTCAATTGGTTTGATTTCACACTTTCTAGCAAATATTTTGATACTGTTTTTGTTCAATATGGATTTAATAAAATTCTTACATTGAGAATTTCTCTTAATCCATTCATCTTCAAAAATGGTAATCAAACGAACTTCTTTGGCTACACATTTTCTATATTTATCCCAATGATATTTACGAGTTTTAGGCTCCCCAGATAATTCATTGTGCCAGTAAAGACCGCAATACTCGAAACCAATTTTTATTGAATCGTCATAAAGATCAATTTCTCTACCGTCCAAAATACTTCTGTTAGTTTCAAACACATACCCAAAAGAATTAAGCCACTCTTTTATTTCATTTTGTGTTTTACCATAAATTCTGTTTTCTGCTAACATACATGCAGCAGGGACACCATATCTCTCCATGTTAGTTTTTGTCATTTTTTCTATTACATGAGGCAGTTTGCTTGCTCTTGAAACACCATGATTTTTCATATGAGAATTATTAATTTTCTCTAGAACTTCTGGCGCTTGTGCTGTATTAGGTACCCCATATTTTGCAATATTAGTTTCTAACCTTTTTTGATTAATTTCTTTATTTTGAAGTGGATTAGGAAAACCATATCTTTCAATATTTGTTTGAGCAATTTTTTCTTTTATTTCATCAATCATGCCGACATGCGGGACTCCATGTCTTGCTAAATTAGATTCAATTATTTTATTTTTGACTTCTTCTGATTGTGATGCATGAGGTACCCCAAATTTTTCCAAATTAGTTTCTTCTCTTTTTGCCTTGATAACTTCTGACTGCATTGGGAATTCTACACCCAAGTTTTTCAAATTTGTTTGTTTAGTTTTTTCTTTAACATCTTCATTTAACAAAGAACTAACAGTACCATAAGTAGACAAACAAGTTTGTTTCATTTTTTCTTTTACAGAGTCAGTTTGTGAGGCAAATTCAGCCCCGTATTTTTCAAGATTGGTTTTTTTCATTTTCTGCAAGGTTTCAGGCATTTTTGCTTTAATTTTTACAATTTTCTTATCTTTTACATTTTGCAGTTGGGAATTATGTGTAACGCCAAATCGGATAAGATATCCTTCTGCTTTCTTCTTATTTTTGCAGTCTTTTTCGCCACAACTGTCTTTAGGGCACTTTTCAAGCCCTCTTTCTCTTGTTTTAATTTCTCTTTCAAACTCTTTGCCACAGTAATCACAAGAATACCAAGCTTTAGATGACTTTGGCAACGATTCATAGGACGCAGTAAGTTTAGATGTTACAATCATATCAGTCTCCCTTGAAAAAAGCATCAGTTAATAAATATAATATGTTTTGAAAATAAAAGCAAGATAAAATTTTATATTATTCGAGGAGTGTAATTTAAATTTGCAATAGCCAACCACTAAGAATAAATGCCAGCCAAGTTCCGAGCGTAATGGGGAGAATATCACCATATCTGGTGAGAAGATCTTGCTTCCATTCTTTAAGATCTGCATTACCTTCCTGCAATAAGGTATCACCATCTAATTGAACACCACCATTTGGACCGGGTGGATTCTTTATTTTTGAACGAATTCTACCAAGCATAATCTTGGCAAATGCTAAAGCTCCATCTTGCATAGCTTCCTGCACTCTAGTCCAATCATTGTTTTTTTGAATATATTGCACAATACAATGGTGAGGACGATGTGGCTTTGGATAAAGTTTGATATCTCCATAGCCACCATACCATTCCCAACCACCAATGTTGCTAGCAATTTTACTGTATTGATATTCATAACTTTGATAAAGAGACCATTCTCCTGCTCTTCCCCATATTGGTGTAGTTGGGTCTATCATGCCGCCCTGTATGCTCGCATAAGCGCCGCCGGGATAGAAATATTCTATCGGGATGGCACCACCTAAATCACTTGATTGAAACGCAAATGTTGAAGTAGTCTTGTAGTAAACATTTCTTATGTAACCGACATCAGGAGGCATCTTGTAGATACTTTTACCGGGTACAGTAGCAAACACATAATATCTGAAGAATTCCATTGGTGCCCATTCTTCATATATTTGCAGAGAAAGATCAACAGCTGCATCAAGTTGTTGCATGTCTAGCTCTACGGTAACAACTGGAGCACCTAGCATTAACAAGATATAATCTTTTAGCTGACCGATGATTTTACCTCTACTAGGTCTAGGACCTAGCAAAGCAACATCAGGTGGATCAGAAACACTCAAATTGCTAGTTTGATTGCAATTTGTTGCAACCTGAGATGGCATACATATGTGTAGCTCACTCTGATAATAATTGTTAGTGTTTTGATAATAACTTGAGCCATTAGAATAGTTATTCATGTAAATATATATGATATAGAGGTATTAAAAATGTCAGACTCTCAAACTCTTAAAGAAATATACTTGCGTTACGCAACATCTTTGAACATCAAATTGCTACCTGAAGCAATTGAACATGGTATAGGCAAGAGTCCTGTACTTTTAGGTGATAAGGATATTGATTTTTTGGAGCAATTTCCACGGAAGTATTGGTCTCAGGCCATGAAAAAAAGATATGATTTATTTTTTAATTACCTATTGAATTTACAAAAATTAAGAGATGCAGTTTACAAAAAAAATTATGATGCCATGGAAAGAAAAGCTAAAAAGTTTTTTTCTCAACACAAAGGTAAGGGTCTTAGTGATTTTGCAGTAGACAGGCATTCTAGGCAACAGGCGCAAGCTATGGCAAAAGCTGCTGCTACTCAACTTTTACCTGCGGGCGATGCCATAAGTGCAGATGCATTCAACAAAATTGCTGCTGGTTTACCTCCGGAAGAGATAAAGAGGCTTAAGAATATAAGCAATCAGATAAACAATTTTTATCTTAAAGATGATCCTTATGAATTTAGCGATTTTGCCACAGGCAATGAAAAGCCTAAAAATTATCAAGCTCAATCATTTTTATCAGATTTAGCTAAGGAATTAGAAGGAGGTTATGGTGAGGATAAGGGTTATGATTTGCATAATCCCAAAATTATTCGCCATGATAAAGGAGAGCCTGTATACAGCACTGATGGTTTCCAATTCCCTGAATTTGAAAACTTACAAAAGCAATTAAATCAACATTTAATCCATGTCCATAATCAGATGGCGCTTCCTTCAGATGAAGCTGATATTACTAGGATGGCAGGTGCTGTTCCCAAAGAGGAATCTAAAGTTTTAAACAAAGAAGCTTTGAAGCCTGTTGCCAAGCAAATCAAAAAGATTTTTATGAGAGATGCTTTAAGAGAAATGCAAGCTAAAAGGGCAGCTGACCCCAAATTTCATTTTACAAAAGATCAGGTTGAAAAAGTAGCAGAGCAAAGAACTAATTCGTATTTGGAGAAATTTACTGACCCCAATAAATTTAAGAACTTTTTGAAGGACAGGTTTGGTTTTTCGGACCAAGAAATCAAGAGCGTTGATTTACCTTATATGGCTGCTGAAATTGCAAATAGTATGATAGGTAAAACCAGACAATCTAAAAATAAGATTACAGTGCCTTATAAAAAAGCAACAGTCAAAGAAGTAGGAGAAGATGGAACGGTCAAGGATGTAGAAACTGAAATTCCTGCCATTCCAAAAAGTACACTTTATAGGGACATTCATGGATATGGAGCAAATCTTTTGCCACCTGAAAAGCGAACTGATTCCCATACATTTAGTCCTAGTATTGGTTATACATTAGGCAAACAAGAAGGTATTGGTCAGAAATATTTTGACCCTGTTTTATTTGAAAAACTTGTTGATAACTGGAAAGCTTTGAAAAATAAATCTATTGAAGATCCTGTGGAAAGAGAAAAATTTGAAAAATACATGTCTGACCGTGGTATTACAGAGAAGACAACGTTAAAAGATTTGCATGATATGGCAAAAAGACATTATTATGCAACAGCAAAGCCTTCAGAGTATAAGCAAGGTTCAGATGTAGCAGCCACTTATAGCATGCATCCCACTAGAATGACCCCGGGAGCCGATTTCCTTAATTTGGCACATAAACAAAATCGCTATGATTGGTTAATGAAGCTTCTCAATGATCCCAAAAGAGGTATTGCAGTCACAGACAAAGATAATCCTATCACGCTTGCAAACTTCATTAATGGTATTGTTAATTCTGTTGTAACGCCGGGTAAATATGAAAATCCAATAGAAAAAATGTTGTTAGCAAGAGTTGGTGACAAGCTAAACACTTTTGCACAGTTAAGAGTTTTGGAACATATGAATACTAAAGGAATTGTTCACAATGTAAATCGAGATCCAGATACTAGGGAGAAAAAACGCATATGGAGAGGCAATCCACGTGTAATAGCAAGAATCGTAAAGAAAGAATTAAAACGTTACTTAGACCAAGATTTGCTTACTGGCTCAGCCCGCAAAAAGGGTGATTTCCTAAGCGTTTTGGATGATGAGTCAACCAAGGATTTAACCTGCAAACAAGGCAACAGACGTTATGCCACTGGTGCATGTATGTTTGGTGCTGCGATCATGAAGATTGAAGATGTGATGCAAAAAGGTGCGAAACAAGCTTTATCCAAAGGTGGTTCAGTGCCGGGAGACATCAACGCAGAAAGACAGCATGTTTCTAATCTTATCTTAGGATATAAAGAAATGGCTCAGGCAATTTATGTTTTGCAAACTGCTGTTTATAAGGCTCAGAAAAAGCAAGAAAGCGGTGAAATCACTGCCAAGGATGATATTGAGGCAAAACAAAAAGCCAGATATGATGTCACCGAATTTTTTAAAGCCAACGCTGGTCTAGACGATACACAATTTGTAACCAAGATTTATCAAGACTATAACTCACTCATGGAACAGTTAAAAGGCTTAGCGTCTCCAAAAGAACTAAAGGACATACAAGCCAAGACATCAACTTTTGCTGGTAAAAGGGGCAAACAACTTTCAGCTGAAGAAATCAAACAGCGTCTTTTCCAGAGAGAAGCAGGTAATAGGAATTTGGGTCAAGGGATGACAAATTTTGATTCATTGTCTGTTCCTGAATTAGTTACGGCTTACAGAACAGCTATTGCAGATAAGCCCTCTCAATATGAAAAAGTTGCTGAGGAAATGCTTTCGCAAATTAACGTTGGGGCCAAAAAAGAAGAACTAAGGAATGCTTTGTCTCCAGAGATGGAGCGTATTAAGCAAGAAGTTAATGCTGTAGCCAATAGACAATATATTGACAACTTTACCGACCATTTCTTTTTCGACAATTCTAATATGCAAGACCCAAGTTATGACATGGAATCTGATCCTGAAAAAATGCTTGAAATTGCCAATAATATTGCCAAATTTGCGCCTGACAAGTTATTGTCACATATAAGTGCGGATATGAAGGATAATTTTAAATGGATTCCTACTTTAACACCTGATGACACTCCAGAAGACAGGCAGGAAATTTCGAAGCAAATTCAATTATTGAATAAGTATAAAAACGTTCGATTGGCAGCAAGAAAAATTATAGATGATGAAATCAAAAGAAGAGGCTTGTATGAAGATATGGTTACCATGCTAAACAATCCCCGAGCTTCATTAAAACTTTTAGGTCAAGATCGTGCTCCAAAAACAAGGAAAAAAAAGTGAAATGGCCACATTAGCAGCGAATGAAGTTGCGGGATATTCGAACTTCATAAAAGCACAAGGATTTTTGGATTATCTTAAAAAATTTGAATTGAATGATCAAAGTGAATTTTATCCTATCATTTATAAAATTTGCAGTCATTTAAATTCCAAAGAAGAACTTGAGGAGCTTGCCAAATTTTTAAATAAGATATATGAAAAGGGTTATTATAAATCCGTAGCCGACCATAAAGCAGCTTTAAAAGCTCATGGTCTTTCAACAAATGTTAACGTTTAAAGCTTGGTTGTATTGTGGTAGGCACACACTGGAAGAATTTGCCATCGGGTGCTGAACGGATTACATCTATTTTCCACCAACGGTGGTGTTCATCTTTGGGATAGACAACGCTGTTTTTTGTCAAGAAGTCTAAATGACTCCAAAAAATTAACTCAATATCACTTTGTGAAATGATTATATTTTCAAAAATTAAACTTTTTACGTAATTTATTTTTATTGATTTTTCAGAATATAAAGGGTCAAAGTTCTCTTTAGTTTCTGCTAGCAGGCAATACATAACATCTTTTTTGTAATTTAATAATTTTTGGTTAATTGATTTTGGTCTTAAAACCTCATCTTTTGGTTGTGGTGTAGGTTCAGGTTCATTTTCGGGTTTGCTGAAATCTGGGATTATGAAACCGTCGTCTTGTTCTATCTTATTTACAGGAGGCAAAACTACTGGAATATCGTTTGTTTTTATGGTTTTTTCAGAACCTAAAACAAGTTTTTTCTTGTTGTTTTTGCTTTTTTGTTCGGCATTTTCTACGACGTTGCCATCGAAGTCCATGTTGTGCAAAACAAAATCATTCCAGACTTCTTGATTTTTCATGATAGGGTTTGGTTGCCTGACCTTATATTCGGAACCATTTTTATTTTTAATTACCATTCTATTAATATATATAGTTATACTATTTGGAGGTATGATGGCTCTTGTAGTACCAAATGTTGGGGAAGTTAGCCTTTTACAGAAAATGTTGAATCAAAACCAGACAGCAAATTTGCTTCTAGGTCTATATCAGAGTAATACTACGCCAACAGCGTTTACTACTTTGGGAGATTTAACGCCTCCTGCGACCACTTATGGTTACAGCATGATTACTGTAACGAATGCAAGCTGGCTTATAGCGACACCTGTAGGTGCTGACTATGCTGAAGCGGGTTATAGTGAGCAGACCTTCACATTCACATCTAATTCAACTGCTACGTTGTTGTATGGTTATTATGTGACTGATTCCAATAACAATCTTCTCTGGCTTGAAAGATTTACGAATGCTCCTTTTACAATTCCTCCTGCTGGCGGAACGGTAGCTATTACTCTAACAATTAACTTGGAAAATGTTTAAACTATTAGTTGAGTTTAGTTTTGCAGACTGGTTCTTTAATGAGGCGATAGAACGCTTCAATAAAGATTTTCATTTCGCTGCTGGCCAAACCATAATGCTGTATAAGAAGAAGTACATTGATCCATTAATTCATAAAATGTTGGCACATGCACAGTCACATCCAGATTATATGACTCCACAGCAAAAAACAGATTTGCAAACTGTTTTGAACGACCAAACAGGAGAAAGTTTGGGCACTAAATTTCCATTTGCCAGACCTTTATACATTTTGAGTCAAGGCGATGTCGGAAATTCGGACGTAATAGAGAAAAATATTGCTAGGTCATTGCAAAGTATGCCATATGACCAATTTGCCACTCTTGATGATATGATTGCCAAAGCAAATGTAACAAAAAAAGGGCAAAAACATTCTCAATACCAAATAAACAATGTTCCTGAACTATTGAACTGGCTCGTCATAAACAAGGCGGTTTGGAACATGGAAAAAGGCCTTAAAGGCAAAGGCGGCGCTGGCGTTGGCTCAGATGCCGATTCAACTGGAGGCGCAGAAGCCTCTACTGGTTCTAATGTAGATGATGCTATCGATGTGGGCCAGTTTGACGATGATGAAAATGCTGAAATGAATCAGCTTAGAGGTAATTTATTAAATAAATTAGATGATTGTTTAAGAGCCTATCAATCAGCCAAATCAACTAAGTACATAAACGAAGCAGAAAAAGTTTACGATAAAGTACAAAATCAAGCAGAGAGAGGCAGCGGCAAAATACCTTGGAAAGACTTTGGAGATATGAAGAAATATTCCATTCTTTCTTTGCTAGGCAAATATATCAATACAGTTCCTTCGGGCAGTAATTCTCAAGGTCTTGATAAAACTGCATTTGATAAATTCAAATTTGCTGAAAAGGGTGCATTAACAGGCTTAGTTAGCAGTGACAACTTTAAACAATTCGTTGCAAACCAATTAAATGAATCTCAACCTAGTGCTGATGCGAGATTATTGGTTGCATCAACAGTTGTTCCTGCATGTCTTATGGCTATAGCATCTAGAGGTCCTGACCAAAAAATGGGACCGATTGTTGAACAATACAAATCTATACCTTTTGTTTCCAATAGCCCTGAGGCTATGAATTTATTAAACTTTTGCGCTGATATTACAACAAATCAACAGATGAAAGGAAAGCCAACTACTGCCAAGGGAGCATTATCTCCAACAGAAGTTGGCAGTGCTGTTTTTGATATAGATTATCCTGTTACAGATATAAATTATCAAATTGAAAGAGACTTTTTAGATTTTCAAGAACGTTATCGAGCCATAATCAATTCGAGCAACGATCCGGCTGCAGTTAGGTCAGCTTTGTTCCTCGGCAAAGATGCTGAGGGCGATCCTATTTACCTTGATTTGACGAAAGATTGCGAGGACATTCTTGACAATTTCAGAAAGGTTGGGCACATATGACGGTATATGCAGCTAATGGCAGACCTTATGCACCAACTGGAAGTCTTCAACAATTTGATGATGGCTTACCAGAGCATGCTCTGTTTAACGAATGGGACCAAGCTGCAATCAAACAGGGTGGGAGTCCAATTTATTATTACGAATTATTCGTAAACATGAATACTATAGACCCTTTGTATCTTGAAAGCCGGACTAAGATTTACAGTCCTACACCTGTGTGCTTATACTGTTACTACGAACCTGTTCCAAGTCAAAATTTCCAATCGCCTTTTGGCATAGATTCTCCAGACGATATGTTGTTTGAATTCAACTATTTGTCAGTTATAAACACCTTGGGGCATGTGCCAAAAATTGGCTCTAGGTTTTTCACCCCTTTTCTAAGGGAGAACTGGGTAATTGTAGAAAGAAAAACCTCTGAAATGAAAATGTATCAAGTAGTTAGACTTCAATGTTTGTGTCAAAGATTCCAAGAAGACGCTGTTTCTGGCAATTCATTGAATGGCGGACAAGCCGTAAACTACGAATCAGTAATACAACCCGTAGGCGACTTGCCTGCATATAAAGTTCTATAAAGGAGATAGTATGAAAAGTTTCTTTGAATTTTATGATTTACTAAAGAAAAAAAAGATGAATGAACAAGACGGCACAAATACCATGGCTCCGCCAAATATGGGCATGGGTGCTGCTCCTCCCGGTGGCATGATGACTCCTGCTGACCCTGCTGCTGGCGGCATGGATATGAGTGGTATGAATATGCCCACTGGTGATATGGGTGATGAAGGCGCTACTGCTCCTGAAGAAGGTAAGGCCCCTGATAGAAATCAGACTGCACCTCCTGAAGGTATGACAATTGAAGAGATTTATCCTATGGTTCAGGATATTATCAATTTCGTAACAAAACAAAAAGTAGATGGTGATGAAGAAAAGCAACAAATTGTTGAAGAAGATTTATTGCCACAGTTAAACGCAATTAAAAATAACTTAGCTAGATTGACTGGCAAGCAACCACCTGACGACAATGAAGGTGAGAGTGATCAAAGCGTTGCTAGCAATGAAATTCCTACTTCACCTGATGAAATTCCTCCCGGTACTGAAACTGCCTACGGTGGCACGTTTGGGGATGCTGCTGGTGGTGGCAATATGTTCCCCAGCAATGGCAGCGGTTCTGGTGACATGGGTGGCAATATGGCTGGCGGTTCTACTCCCGGCACTACTGGACCCGGCGCTTTAGGCTTCGGCGGTTTTGCTATGGGTTAATCTTTTTTATTTTGGATATCAGAAGGGTCACCATTTGGTGGCCCTTTTTTTATAAGTGCAAATGGACATTTCTTAATGTCACCCAATGAATTGCTTATCTTATTCATGAATTTTTCAAAATCTTGAGCATCCATAGTATTTTTGCATGACGAAATTATTTTATATAAATTATCGAATTGATTATCTTTTGCATCTTTGTAATTCTCACTGATGTTTTCTCTCTTGCTATGTAGACCGCTTGCCATGCGTGCTCTTTTGTCTGCTTTATTTTTGTTCATTCGACTCAATTCAATTTTCTTCTGTTGGTTTAGGGGATAAAAAACACCAATTGGAGAATTGTGAGTAAAAATAACAGACTGATTTGGCAATGGTGCTTTGAAAACTATGAATAATAGGGAAGACCACCATGCTGTTTCCAAATGTCCCGGCACAGCGCATATATTTGTAGTTCCGGTGTAATAAGCTGGATGTGTGTTTATTCTTAGCAATTGCGAATTTGAAACTTCTATGTCATGACCAATATTAAGTCCAAAAAAATTTGGAGCTATTTGTCCTGCTGGAGTGCCTTTTAATTTTTTCAAATAAATTTCATCTTCTTTCCAGTTATCTTCAGCTTTGAATTCCAACTCTTTCCCATTGTTTGTAACTTCTAATTTAGTTTTATATGGATATAAAATTTCATATCCATAAGTTGCTGCTGATAAAAAGGGTTTACACATAAATGGTTGAACTATATTTTTATTTTTAAATTCATTTTGGCTTCCTGCCCATCCTTCTTGTGGTATTGCAACAGGTCTTAGATAATTTTCTTGAAAAATTGAGCGGTATAGTATTTTCATTTTTTGTATTCTCGATGATAACTAAATTATACTATGCAACCTATAGGTCCAAATCCAAATTCTTATGATCCTACACTGAATAACTGCCAAGAGCAGTCACCTATGTGGCGTTCAGAAAATATTGATCCGCCACCGGGATTTTGTGATCAGCCTCCTGATAATCAAAATAACCAATTAAACAATATGGGGGCACCCTCAGATTGGTTTGATGATTTTCTTGACAAGAAATATATGCTTGGGAGCGAAAACAATTCTGACCCGATGCAAACAGGTCAAATTGTAAATAATTTAAATCCTCCTAACAGAAATGTTGTTTACCGTTATGCTCGTTCCATCCGCAGCTGTGATGAAGCAATTATGGATTTGTTTAGAAATTTAGTAGTATTAGATGATGATGGCAAAGCACATCAAGTTCCAATTATTTGGGCAACTCAAGAAAGAGCAGTTGCAGCAATAGTTCAGCAAAATGTGAGAAAAGATTTAACCTTGGTGGTAGACAGAATTAGATTACCAATGTTAGCAATTAGTAGTACTGATTATAGTGTTGATGCTAACAGATACACTTATCACAAGGCTATAACTTTTTTGAAGGACAATCAAAATAAGCCTACTTTTGTTGAATCTGAGCGTTTTGAAAGAGACACAGTATTTGGATTAGCCAGAGGTATTCCTATTAATATTGGCTATACAATGTATGCATGGACATTGCAACTTGAAGATATGAATCAAATACTGGAACAAATACTGACTAAATTTAGTCCTGTTGCATATATAAAGGTTAGAGGCGTTCTTTGGGAAGTTTGTGTCAAGTTGGATAGCATAGCTAACAATTTAGAAACAGAACCGGGAGATGCGGCTCTAAGAGTTATAAAGTTTCAATTTGGTATTACGGCTGAAACGTATGTTAACCAGCCAATTACGAGGAACAAAGCTGTTCTCAATACTAAAGTGGACTTTGTAAATTCTCTTAATGAATCCGAAATTTCGGAAGTAATTAAGAGGCTAGAAGAGTCGGTAGAAGGGGTACAATGATTGAAATAACGAATTTGAAGAGATCTCCTGTGCAATTGATTGTTAAATCAAAAAGAACAACCAATTCATATTCGGTCGTCAATCTACCCGGTATCGGCAAAGGAAAAAATAAAATATTAATTGAAGATAATTTACATACTCAATATATAGATGATGCAGAGAGGTCTGGTTATATAAAGCAAAGAGTATTGAACGATTAACATTATAGGAGTATAAATATGGCACTTTTACAGTCTTTTCCACCCTCTAATACAATCAGCCCATCAGTGCGCTTCACTGAAACTGATTTGACTGTTTTGAGCATTTCTCAGTCAACAAACTCTGTAGGTTTGGTAGGATACTGCAGTAAGGGACCTATCAATACTCCTACCTTGGTCGCATCTCAAACTGAGCTTATGACGGTTTTTGGCGTACCTCATCTTGGTCTTGATTACCCGCCTTATTTGATTTATGCGGCAAAACTTTGTTTGAGCCAAACTAATAGCGTTTATATTGTTCGTGTCGCTGATACCGATCCGAACAGTCAGTACTACGCTTTGACAGCCAATACAGAAGTACCTTCCGCTGGACAACTATTAAAGGTTCATGGTGCACTTTTTAATCCTACTGATGTTGTCCGTTTTTACAAAGATATGGTCACTTTAAGCAATAACACTGACAAATACTTCAAGTGGGCTTTAAACGGCGTTTTAAGCAGCAAGTCCTTACGTCTACCTTGGTCTGTAGGCGATGAAGGACAAGCAATTGCGTCTTATACTATTGAACAGATTGTTGCCATTTTGAACGCCCAGCTTAATCCAGCGATAGATGGTATCGAATTTTTCACCTACACAACTGCTTCTAAGGTAGCTCTTGGTCTTTCGACAGTATGGTCTTATGGACCTCAGAATTCCATGGAAGTTATTTCTGTTATCAACAACCTTGTTGGTGGTGCGGTTTCTACAAATACCATTAGCCCGGGTGTTTTCCAGAACGTAAATAACACTCTAGGTTTATCAACTGGTAGTACTGCTCCTCTGAAGAGTGGTCTTGCTCCAAACTATCCTATTGACGCTTCTCACGGCACTGCTGGTATTTGGGACTTCCCCACAGGCAAGTACACACTACAAGTTGTAGTTGATGGTTCTGGTAGCGTTGGTGTTGATAACGTTTTCAGACTATATGATTTTTCCGTCGTGTTAAGCGGAATGAATTATACTTCTAGCGCCGATCTTGTTGCAGATTTGAATGCAGCTTTAATTACTTTAACACCTAGTGTCAATAATATCCCAGTTTCTTCCCCACCTTGTTATCAATTCGTTGCAAATGTGAATAGCACTATTGGTGTGACTACTCTAACCGCTGACACAACCGAAAGTGGTGGTCTTTATGGCCGTAGTGCCAAGATTAATGTCAGAGGCGGAACACTTGCAGCCATATTCGATATGAACTTGACTGGATCTACAGGCTTAACCTTAACTGGTGTTGCTGACAATACAAACGCAGAATCCGCCAATGCATTCTGGATTGGCGTGCCTAACACTGATCCTGCTGATACTTCTTACTACACTTTTCAGGTATTTGCAGACAGCCCCGGCATTGAAGGTAATGACACCTTCGTTACTTGTACCAACTATACTCAGGGCTCTACATTTACACTTGATGTTTTCATTTATAATAGTAACACTGGCTTCTCAAGTCAAGTTGAGAGCTGGGGCAATCTAACAAAGAACCCTGATTCACCTTATTATGTCCAAACATACATTAATGACAGAAGTAACTACATTCGTATTTTGGATAATGATGCAACTTTAGCACCACCTGCTAGTTCTCCTATGACAACTGCTGCTATTAATCAGCTTCGCTTAGTTGGCGGTTCTGACGGTTATCCAGCAGGAGATGCTGCTGCAATTGATGAGATTTTGATTGGCAGCCCTGTCAACTTAAGCGGCATTTATGCACTAAGCGACCCTGAGCAAATTGACATCAACTTAGTTGCAGTACCCGGTGCATCCAGCACCGCTGTAATTGAGGCTATGATTGATATGTGTGAGCAGTACCGTCAGGATTGCTTGGCTATTATTGATCCTCCTTTTGGATTATCACCTACTGATGTTATTCAGTGGCAGAATGGTCAGAGCCAACTTAACAATCAGAGATTTGATTCTGATTTTGCGGCTCTCTACTGGCCTTGGATTAACATTTATGACAACTACAATCTACTTGACGTATTAGTACCACCTAGTGTTGGCGTTGTTGCCGCTATTGTTCGTAGCGACAATCAAAGCTTCCCATGGTTTGCTCCCGCAGGCTTACTACGTGGTGTTGTACCCGGTTGCATTGGTGTTGCTGCTAAGCCTACTTTGGCCGAAAAAGACGCCATGTATGGCAATGGCAATGCAATCAACCCGATTGTAACTTATGCGAATGTGGCAGACTTTGTTATCTGGGGTCAAAAGACACTACAGAGACTACCTTCTGCTTTGGACAGAATCAATGTCCGTCGCATGTTGTTCTATGTTGAGAAAGAAATCCGTCAAGGTTGCAGAGGATTGCTGTTCCAACCACACACCGAATCGCTTCGTCAGCAGTTCGCCTTGTTGTGCGAAGGTGTCTTGAACAATGTTCAAGTTAATCAAGGCATTACAGCGTATAAAGTTGTGGCAGATGAAACTCTCAACACACCCGATGTTATTGATAGAAATGAATTAAGAGCCCAGATTGGTATTGTGCCAACCAGAGCAGTAGAATTCATTTACATCGAATTTACTCTATATCGCACTGGAGCACTAACCGCTAACGGTTAATAAGAAACTATAGTTAGGTTAATTTTAATCAAAGGAGATAATTATGGCACAACTAATGGGTATCGGTCCAATCGGAACCTCAAACAATATCATCTTCAAGAGGAAGTTTCGTTGGACATTTGAAGTACAAGATGTCTGTGCAGGCGGTAACAATCTAGGAAATATCCCTTCTAGTTATGTTAAGCTTGCAGCAAGACCAAACGTCAGTTTTGATGAAACTGAAATCAATTTCTTGCAAGGCAAGATGTTTATTCCCGGTAAGGCGACATTTGAAACCGTCACTGTTACTTACTATGACATCACACCTGTCAAGAGCGACACAATTCTTAACCTTTACAACTGGATTGGTTCAGTTTATGACTTTCTCGGCCAACCAACTGCTGCTAATAATCAAGCTGGTAGCTGGCTTAACCCAAGAATGTCCAGCTACGGCAACGGTGCCGGTGGTTATGGTGGCACTGGTGTTCTATACATGTATGATGGTGGTGGCGTTCCTCTTGAGCAATGGACACTTTACACATGCTGGCCCCAGAGTGTTAACTTTGGCGACTTGGATTACAGTGCATCTGATGAGTGTAATATTGAATTGACTCTTCGTTACACCTTTGCCAAGTGGAGAAACATCTGCGGCGATCAGCAGCCAAACCCCTGCTACAGAGGTTGCTCAGTCTAATCTGCAATTTTTTGAAATTAAAAAAAGCCCTCGAAGTAAATTTCGGGGGCTTTTTTCTTATATAAACATATAAGAGGTTTATTATGCCACAAGCAATTAAGATGGGAATGTGGAATTCGGATTTGGTTTTTAAACGGAATTTCCGTTGGTTATTTAGTTTAGACAATATTATAAGAGTTCCTGAAGGGGCAACACTTGACGCTAAACCTCCATCAAAAGCGCAAAGGCCAAATCTAAGTTTTAAAGAAATACAGCTGGAACATCAGAGCGAAACAATTTATATGCCGGGAAAATCTGAATGGAAGCCTATTTCCTTAACTCTTTATGACACGGGTGGCATCAATATCGGCAAAGGCAATTGCAGGCTTTCTGATAATTCGATTTATAGGTGGATTAGACAGTTCTATTGGCCAGAACAGGCTAAGTATGGTTTTGCGGCTCAGGGGCTCAAAAAAACGGCATTCCTGACCATGTATGATGGTGGTGGCAATTGGCTTGAGCAATGGCGATTCGAAAATGCTTGGCCACAAGACATAAATTTTGGCGAGTTAGATTATCAAGACAGCGCAATATCCACTATTGACCTTGCGTTAAGATACGATAGAGCATATATTACTTTCGGAGGAACTGCTTCCTCTTAATCTAAAATTTGTTCTGCTTTAATCATGTGTCTGCATTTGCATAGAAATTCATCTAATTGTTTAGGCTTAAGACCTAAAACTCTGCAAGCTCCACTTTTGTTTAAACGGCCTTTTTTAGTATATACTTTATTTTCATTAAGCAAAAGTGCTTCTATTTGTACACCTAAACCGCTTTTTTCCAGAATATCAAGTATTTCTTGAC